CACGATCCAGTGCTAGGTCGGAGTCGAACCGATTAAAACGTTGTGTATTAACGTAAGTCTTCCAAAGACTTATAATAGGGGGGTGTAGGCCGTTTGCTGATTGTTGGTGCCGAAAGCTACATACTCAACCTGAACGCGACGTGTTAGCGCAGTGACTAAGAGCGAAGAAGCTGCCACAAAGGACGGGCTCTGGACAACCACGTAGTTTAGGTTTGAATCTGGAGGCACTCCGCTGACTGTGACGGTGGCTGTACCGGAATATGACACGCGTCCTGAGGCGGTGTAATTGCCGTTTGGGACATAGCCTATCTCATTCCCTCCATACACACTCTGAAAAGGAGTGGTGCAGGTGTAACTGGCAGAGCCATACGTAGTAAAGCCTGGAGCACAGCTGGTTGACGTAGAAGCGCCAGCCGCAAGCTGATATGAATTTGAATTGTTTGATGGCGCAGTCATTGACCATGTGATGATGTACTTCCCTGCCTTCCTCAGCAGGAGTGAGTTACCACTCAAATCGATCACAGGCCCAATGGCCTGAGTGTCTCCACCATAAATAAGTATGCTCCCAAGCGTAGGGTTGATTGGAACAATCTCCCCTGCAGCTGGGTTGTACGAATTTCCGGTCCAATAAAAATTCAATGGCCTCGAGGTGGTGCCAACCCCTAGGACGCCTGTGGGTTGGCTAATGACTGTGTTGGCAGGGACCAACGTCGTGGTCTCTCCTCCGGCAATCGGCTTACAAAGCTCAATATCATAAGACACCCAAAACTCCCCCATGACTGAGCCAAGGGCTCCAGGCAGGCCGGACGTCGCAAACTGCACCGTCCCGAAGTCATAGAACCTACGATCGTCGGTCTCTGAAGTGTCATAAGAACTGTCACGGATATACAGCATGTCTAAAGTGCTGTACTTGGGATCACACTCAATCGCATGAATCAAACTCTCCGAAGGCTTGCATGACACCGCAAACTCAGAGTTCTCCAGCTCGATTTTGTTGGCGTACACTCGTTCGATGGCGTCATAATTCGTTGCCATCATGACGGTGCCCAGCGGACCATTTGCCGCATAATCACTCGTCATTGTTTTGAATGCAAACACCATCCCGTGAAGTTTATACTGGGAATACTGCTTGGCCATGCGAGACAGCCAAGGGAACATAACTGAGTTTCCTGGATTGATCTTCTGTGCGTACAACATGTTAAACGCCGCGCCATTCGCAGGCACGGCAATGTCTTGTATGAACTCACGATGCACCACACGGACACTGTGCTCATTCTTTACAAACTGAGGCACCATGTCAACCGACGCTGACACCTTCGTCAAAGAGTTCTTTTTAACAGTGTAATTGCCATAGCCTGATATGGCAGAAAGACCGGCACCAAGCCCCCTACCAGCTAGCGCACCTAATGTCCCGAACCTAGCCCCCATTTGCTCTCCTTTGTTGGCAAATGACCCTTTGGGGTATGAACTCAGCTTGGAGTCAAGCTTCTGCATCATGGAGCGGATGGAACCTATAGACTCTCCACCTTGGGGTGGGGCGGATTGGGAACGCCCCTTCTTCTTTGAAATTCCTCGCGTAACGCTTTTCTTTTTTGAAATCGGTTTCTTCATTTTCATTGGCATCTTGGATACATGAATGGGGTATCATCAATGTTACTTGATGTAATATAATGTGGGTATAAACTATCTTAAGTTGTGACTGCATGCTCGTCACCAAATATAAGATGTTTAATCCACGTACCAGGGTCTTTCTTTTACTAGTGAAATACCAAACGTCTAGTTAATGCATGTCTGGCCGATCGACGCACTCGGCCAAATGCAAGCAGTTTTATGTCTTGCTCAGGACGGAGAACTTCTAAAAATCCTCCATAGCTCGAGCACGCGCCTCAACGCGGTCCCAATTGACCCGTTCTGCGGCACCTGCCTCTTGTTCGTCTTCCTCCTGCTGCGTTATCTCCTGCTCAGCCAGATTATCATGGCTAGAAAAGCCGCCGCGTTTGCGCTCAGCAGCACGCTTCTTTTGTCCATTCCTTTTCTGTGTCTTCGTGAGCTTGGCACCGGGGTCATTTTGACCGCCTTGAAAGACGGTTTTCGGGGCTCCACCTTCGGATATCGCCACTGCAGTAGCATCGCGAATATCCTTGTTTGGTGGAGGTCGACCGAAATTCTTCTCGGTGATGGGGCGAAGATTCCGCATCCTCTCATCGACCGTGTTCTTAGGAACCTTCACGGCACCCTCCGAAGGATCAGCGATAACCAGAGAGAATTTTTGCCTCTTGTAGTCCCTAGGACGAAGGTCTACGTTAGACAAGTCAGGAAACTCAGGGGTTGTCATCATCCTCTCCATCAGGTCAACCACGGGATCAACCTCATCTATTATGATTGGGTCAAGACCACCGTCAGGCTTGCCGGATGAGAAGATTGCCTCGCCAATGGCGCGCAAGGCCAGCTCCTTAAGTGAAGGAACGCCAGCAACGCCGGGGTGAACCCCGTCGTCTGCCAAAATAGACTTCGCTTCATTCCACAAGTAGTCTGCGCTCAGAATCTGGCGTCCACCAACACTGGTGGGCGCTTCATCTTCATCCATAAGGTCCCCCCAACCATTTGCATTTGTTGTAGGGTCCATCGAAGAGGAATCGGGAATGATGGTAATGTATTCCATGCCATCGACCTTCTCCTTGAGCTGCTTGACAAACTCATCGCTATCATTCGGGTCAGCTTCCATCTCTGCGTGGCCCAGCCACTGATGGGTGCTGCGCATGATGCGAACGGCATTATTCATGCGTCGAAGATCAGTCAACCTGAGCGTCATACGAGGACCAAAGAATATCTCATCTCGGTTCGTCGAATAATTCTGAATGAACGTCATGAGGAGATTCCGATTGTTGAGTGCCTTGTCCGTGTTTGTGAATACCTCATCAAACTTCATCTCAGATATGCGAATACGCAATATCATTGACTCAATGGACTTTCGGCCCCAACTAGGGTCATCATGATACCCAGGTCCGCCAAAGGGGACAAACATACTCCCATCGGGAATGTTGTCATGCGCATTTGGCACAAACTCGCTGGCTACCAAGCAATACCTGCACAGCATCTGGTAATAATACTCGGCATCCCACTCGCCTGCAGCGTTCAGCTTTTGGACGCATAGTGCACGGCCGTTGAGGTCTCGAAGGTTGTCGGTGTTCAACAGGAAATTCATTCCATGAGCACCATCCACACAAGCTTGACGGTCAGCCGCCCTGGCTGAGTCAGGGTACATAGCCTTGAACGCTATCTTGTTTGGAAACCGTTTCTTAAACCACGCGTGCACTGCATGACGAACACGCTTGTCTTCATTCTGTCGCGCCAGGCGCGACGATATGGTGGCTTCAAAAGGGCGACCATACACTTTGTTGGCTACTTCATAAAAATTTATTACTGCTAGCCGAATGCGGGTATAGTTGCTCTTCAAGAACCAATGGACTCCAGCCTCGCCGGCATGGTCTTTGAGGCGTGTATTGCTCACGACCCTGTCCGCCGCGGGGCCTTGCACAGCGTCCCGAATAAACTCCTCATAAAGCTTCTGGCTCATTGCAGGAGTACGGCGCATAGCCTTGGGGACGTCTGTATACGATAGTCCTCGCTGATCGATGGTGCTGTTTGGAAACACCGGAAAACGACCACGCCCTTCACCTACTGAGCTCTTAGGGTCAGTTGGGTTAAGGGTATTAGGCGAGAACAACGCAGCCAACACTGCTCGGGGGAGCACTCCAGAAAGCTCCCCAAGAGTGGCGGTGCGCCCGTACAGGCCATCTGGTTCTTCAGCCATTTCCTCAGGCTCGTCCTGAAAGAAAGACAGTACTGCCATGGCAATCGGATTGGTCTCATTGGAATCGGGGTCAGAAGCGAAGAAATTGTACATCTCGCTACTGTCCTTGGCCATCTCTTTGATGGCATTCCTCGATGGCTTGCATTGCTCAGCAAGACGCATCATGAGCCAGTTGACGGCATCAAAACGAGCCACTTCAAGTGCCTCGTTATTGCACACACCGCTGTACAACAAGCCGTCATAAGGGAGGGCGTTCACCGGCCAAGGGCCATATGAATGCCTTCCTGTGCCATGGGGTCCTCCTCCTGGAGTTGGAAAGAAAAGCGCAGCCTCATTGGCAAGCTCTTCCTCGAACATATACGGAGGGACATCAGCATGAACCTTATGATAATTCTGGGTACGGGAAACCAGTTGTTCCCATACCGCCATAGAAAGCGTTGAGCTCACACCTAGGCATCCCCAATTGCCCAGCATGCTCAGAAGGCGAACACAATCATGAATCATAAACTCATTCTTGTCCTTCACCCACACCTTCCCAGAATACAAAAGATTCTTCACAGCCCTACTAAGCTGCACCTGGGCAACCCCTATAGTGCCCATGTCGCCGCACATCGCAGGCGGGGTACATTCTGACAGTGGCCGAATGCGATCAGGGGGGAGCATCTCATAATAATGAATCCGGTCCCCATCCTCATCGATATAAGTGAGGTCAGCAACCTCACCCCCATCAAGCTCATGACGGAAAATGTCACGAGTCTTCGCTGCCCTGTCATCCTGCGGGCGCATACGGAAAATTCCACCACCCGTGCGACAACGTTCATCTAAATAGATGCTCGTATACTGCATGCGGGCGTGTTTAATCACGCGCCTGTGCGGGCTGATATCATCACCATTTGGGCCGAACGTCGGAGGGGGAAACCCAACGTCATCATACAGCCTGACTAATTTTGTCGCGTAAGGCTTGTATGTGGCTAGAGGCATGGAGGCCATAATATCCATTCCTAAGAATGGAACAGCCAACTTCTCCAAGGACATCCAAGTGGTGACAGGATGGTCCCATTTATATGGACCATCAAACCACTTCGCATCCTCCTTGCGATATGTATCGCTGGTGATGTACCTATTGTCGCAACACGCGAAAGAGCCTAAAGTAACCTCAAAACCGAGGCTACGGGCAGCTTTCATGGCTATCTGCTCGACCTCCTCTTTAGAGAGGGGGTCAGGGTGATAGAATGCGTCAACCGGAAACATACGCATGTTTGTATCCGGGTTAGTTGCGTCAACCTGATGTGGTGGAGGGACAGTGATGTTGCCAGCTAGCTGCACAATGGCGCCAGTCTTGGGGTCACGTCCTAGCCTTCCAACCTTACACTTCGCAAGAAGCAGGTTGTTGAACCGCTGACAAAAAACGTCAGTGTGCATGTCGTTCAATGACGATTGCAGGTTGACGCCAGAGGCGCCACCGTTCTTCATATCCACCACGCCACCATCAACAAGCAATACTTTACGCTCATTGATAATAGCCTTCCACAGCGCCGCGTCTTTAGGATTAATATGCGACATGGCTTCAGCGGTGACATTGACGTTTTCTGCAAGGACGGTAAGGTCCTGCGTCAAATCAAAGCTGCTGAAGTCCGTCGTCAAGCAATAATACCTAAAGTAAGGCATGTCGACTAACGTAGGGGAGCCATCTGGCGCGCTAACATGCACGCTTTCAAACCCTACTGTGCGGAACACCAATATAGTGTCGTCCCCACAATGTACCCAACCACATCGGTCGTCGCGGAGCTGTACGTCCAGGCAATTTAGGATTAGCCCGGGCGTCTCCTGTGTCATACCAACCTTCTGCGCCGTGCGCAGTTTTTTGTTGGTATCCAAGTACGCCTGCTCTACCTCTTGGCTGGTCTTCTGAAGACCTGGCCAATCGCCAAAATACAGTTCGTGATGATGATTGTACACCCGAGTCTGGTCATCCGCAATCTGCAGATACCTCTGGGTGCCTATCTTCATGCACTCGATGCCTTCCTTAAGATCATCCAAACTGGCTGGGCCAGTAGCCCAGCTAATATGATCTTGCCAATAGGCAGACTGCTTCACTAAGGAAGTCTTCTCGCCATCATAGCGCTGGGTGGTTCTCGCAACCATCATTTTAAGATGGGCCGGAAGCACATTGACAAAACGCATTCCAGCGTCTTTCAACTTCTTCAGCTTATAGATGTCGGTCTTAGTCTTACCCATCGTGGTGACCCTCCACGGTGCACGGTTGAAGTCCCGCTTGTAAAAACCAGCAGGGTCAGCGTTATACTCAGCGGAGCTGTCAATGGCTCGCGCAACCGCAAATGCGGCGGCGAGGGCATCGGCATTGGTACCTTTGGCACAATAAGGAACACCCAAATCTGCCTTAAGGTTTACCTTAATGGCGTTCTTAGTGTTCAGCTTACCATCGGCGCCTATCTCAGCGTTGAGGCTGAGACGCCCATACGGGTCGTCCCTCCATTTGGGCTGAAAGTGCACCCACACGGTCTCCTTTTTCTCCACGCCGGGGGCATGAAGGAAACCGCAATGGGTGTGCGCCAACACGGCCTCGTCACGTGTGACGGGTACCTTATGGTTCACCAAGCCGCGACGAGGGTCCTTTGGCATGCTACTGGTAAGCCTGCCCATAAAGTGGTAGTTTCCAGCAATTGCCATGAACCCAGTCGTGGTTGCGTCTAGCATCTCCTCGTAGGTGCTGCTCGAGCCTAGCGTTGCATAATGTTGCGGCGCCTTCGATGCAGTCCCATACTTCTCGTCCCGACCGTACCCAGGGGGGTACAACATGTCGTACCCCCCTCGAGCCAGGACGTCTGTTTTTGGCATTACAGACAAGACACGGTTCCGTATCACCGTGGCCATCTGTGTGCGCAGTCGGAGGGCAACACCACCATCATTGGCGATGAACATGCTCCTCTTCTTCATTCCGTCATTGAAGATCAATCCTTTCCTGTTCGGAACGGCTGTCATGACGGATGCTGCGAAGTCTACACCTGCTAGACCTCGCAGATACTTGGGTGCCCCGGCAACTCCATACTTCCGTTTTATGTTAGCATTATGCACCATAATAGGTGTCCGTCCTCGATTATGGTCGTCTTGCGTGAGTTTCACCTCAAAGTCGGCATAACCGTCTTTTGGCTGAGGCTCCTTCACCATGACGACACACATTGGGTACCCCTCAATAGGGATGGCTTTTGAAACGGCGGCAAGAGGATTCGACATGATGGATGTTGACGGGACTTCCTTACAGGTAATTATATCGACGTACTTAGCCAAAACGTACTATCATAAAACGGCTGCGTCTTAAACGAATTCTCACTTCGTTATAACGCAGCCTGCTCGCCCACCACACGAGTCCATTATGATTTCTGCTTTTATCACCAACCAACCCACTGGATCGGTTAGCGTTGAC